TCCGTAGTCTGTCCACTCGTTCTCACCACTGCTCTTCTGCATACTCTGCCTCTTCTTCCTCTAGTTCCTCATAAAAACTGTCTAACCTTTTGATTAACTTATCTTCAAATCTGTCTAGTATTTCTTCAGATGAAATCTGTAGGGCTTCTAGAAGATCGTCAGGATCGTAGAACCGCAACAACTTCTCCTTAATTTCTTCTAGTGTCAGAGACATAATCAACCAACTCCTTTAGTGTGTCTATATTATACCATAGTATTCCCTGTTTGTCACACCATTCTGCCATAGTAAGTTTGGTACTTTTACTCACTTTTTGGTTAGGCTTCATCAGTACAAAGATGAGTTCTTGCGTCTCTGGGAGACACTTAGAGATCGCTCTATACTTCTGCGTGTCTCCTGCACGAAAGAATCCTTTGCACTCAATGAGGTACGATCTTCCTCTGTACTCGTACACAAAGTCTGGTGTGTACTTTCGTTCGATCCTGTACGGTACTTGGTACGGCTCGTAGCTAAAGCCAAATGGTTGTAACTGCTTTGCGACATCTTTTTCAAACTCCGATCTAAAGTTACCCAGCTTGGATTTCCGTGACCTTCGGCTCATTGAATACCTCTGTTAAATATCTTGGACCACTTGAGTAGATGAAGGTTCTTACTTCGGGCCAACAGGTAAATTTGTAGGGACAGTAAGAACAACCGACGGCGAGCTTTCTGTTTCCACTTTTGCCATCTGGTACGGTTTCGTGGCAAAATCCTGGCGGCTCCGGTTGCTTCACTAGCTTTTTTATGCGTTCAATGTGCTCCTCTATATCGTAACCAATCTTTTCGTGAACGGGAGCCTGAGTGTCCTCAGAGTCGTACAAGAGGTACGTCAGGTGTCCGTTCTGTTTGTCCATCGCTAACCAACCAAACGATGTTTCACCTTCGGAGTGTGCGTACCCTTTAATTTGAGCAACGTATCCAAACGGGTCATCATAAGCCAGACTTCCGTCCTTGAATTTCTTAAACCCAAAAGTGGACACACTCTTAACATCAGTGACAACACCATCAATCTTGCAGTCCATATGACCCGTAATGCCTGATACTTCACACAGCTTTTGCTCATCTGTTACCTCGTGTCCTGATAGCTTAGTGAGAAACAGAAGCATCTCTTCGATCAGATGCCCGTACATAAACTTGACGTGTGTGTTGGGGGTCATCTCCTCTTTTACATCTGGGTTGTTCACAGCGTTCCATAGGTAACGATCATCACGACCAATGTTAGACATACGCAACAGGCGTCCATCGTTACGTGGTTCAGTAAACAATTTAGTCATAAGTTGCTTACAGTTTTCACCGAAGTTTTCTATCTCGTCGTACAGATCGACGCCCTCTGGCACTTCTTTGGTAGACACTACGTTGTAGATGTCGTCTACCAGTGAGTAAATACTTTTCATACTAACTCCTTGTGCTTAACCCAAGTAAGTTTTCGTTTTTCAGGATGAAAGCACAAAAGTTTAACTCCCATTTCCTTTTGTTCTTGGGTTCGTGATCCGTGGGCAAACCATCGCCCGTCTCTGTAATCTTTATTAGCTGTTTTTACATCTACTAAAGTACATTCTCCATTTTTATAACATATTAAATCTATAGGGCCAGTTGATGCAGGGTTTAAAAACACCTCGTAACCGTTGTCCCAGAGCCAAGTGACTGCGTAAAACTCAGCTAAATCTCCTTTTCTACTGTCGCTCATTGGTTTCTTCATCAGTGTGTCTCCGCCCACGTTGATCCAACTTTGTACTCTCCGTCAAGGGGGCATCTGAGTTGAAATGATAGACCAGCCGCCTTGATGCACTCAACTGCGAGCCAGCCGAACTTCTCTGCTTGTTCTGTAGCCACCTCCGATTGTATTTCGTCATGTACGTTCCCTATAAACTTGTAGTCAATCTTGTGTTGTGTTGCGTAGTCATCCAACAGTACCAGTGCACGTTTCATAATGATTGCACCGGCAGACTGCAAGAGTGTGTTCAGTGCACTATGTTCTGATCTGACCCAGAGTTTTCGTCCGTCCAGTCCGACGAGGTATCCTTTCCTAGAAGCAGATCCAACTCGTTCTCGTAGAGTTTCAAGAGAAGGTGTATTTCGTAAAAAGCGTGTCCTAAGCGCATTGCCATCTTTTGCCGTTCCTCCGACGATGCTTCCAATCTTGGCGTCTCCTGCCCCGTAGAGGAAAGCATAGATGAAAGTCTTTGCTTGAGGTCTTGTTGCAAGTCCAGAAGCAATTTGATTTCTGGTGTGAATGTCGTCTCTAAGCAAGACATCTGTAAACTCCTCGTCGCCCATGTAGTGTGCGAGCATCCGTAGTTCTAGTCCACTAGCGTCAACACCCACTAGCTTACGTCCCTCTGGTACTATCCAGCAGTCACGGCACTCCTTGCCAAACTCAGAGTTAACTGAAGGAACCTGTGCCATGTTTGGGTTCTGGTGAGTCATACGTCCGGTTACAGCACCGTTAGTAGTAACCCTACCGTGTACCCTACCGTCGTCCTGTACGTGCTCTAGCCACGAGTTGACTTGAGCGTACCGCTTCTGGAGTAAGAGGTATTCCAGTACTTGTTCCGCTTCGGGAACATGATGATTCTCCCTAAGCGTCTTTTCATCAACAACTGGTTTGCCTGTCGCAGTGAGTTCCGTCCATACTGCGCCCTTAGCTGTAAGCCTGTCGGCCACTTGCTGTCTTGAGCCAACATTGAATACAGTGACCTTATCCTTGAGCCGTTTACCAGTTTTCTCTGAGTATCGCTCCTCAATAATCGGCGGGAAAAGCGCCTGTAGATCCGCTTCAATAACATTCATGCGCTCCTTAAATTTAGCACACAAGATGTGACACAAACGCTGATCCAGTAACCAACCGTTGCGCTCCTGTCCTTGTATGATCCACTGTACCTCGTGCTCTAGGTCAACGCTCTCCTGAGAGAATCCGTCTAGCTCCACCTGTAACCGCTTGTACACCGCTTCAGTAACTTCCGTATCCCTAATACAGTAGTCGATCATAGCTGGTGTCAACTGTGACCAATCCTCGTGGTCGCCCTTGGGGAACCCTAGAGTGTTGCCCCAGTTCCGCAGAGAGTGACCACCAGAGCGGCTAGGGTCTGCTAACCTAGAGAGGACAAGTGTATCAACGACACTGCTCCTATCAAAAGTAAAACCCCAGATACGCTCAATAACAGGAACGTCGAAGCCAATTCCGTTGTGGAATACGAACGTAGCCGCCGCCTTGCGAGCCACGTAATCCTTGAAATCTTGCTCATTGCATATTACCTCGCTTTCTCCGTTGTGACGGCACACTGCACACCAGATGGTTGTGGCGTCCAGACCGTCAGTTTCAATGTCACAAAAGACTAGGTTCAAAACTCTGTCTCCGGTGGGTTAGGATTAGCACACTCGTGTATGCGTCCGGTAAACTTGTCGTACCGTAGCCAACACGCTGGTCCTGTCTCTCCTGCGTAACGGTTCTTCAGAATCCTGACGCACGTAGTGTTCCTTACGTCTTCGTCCTCGTGTTGCTGGTTACGCTCCATGCCTATCACGATGTCTGACAACTGTGCAATGCTCTGGCTACCACGTAAGTCCTGTAGACTGATCCTGCCTCCGTCCTCGTGTGCTGTCCCAGAGGTACGCTTCAGGTGAGACACCAGGAAAAGTGTAATCCCTGTCTCTGCCACCAGTGTGCGTAGCTTGGTCATAATCTCGTCTATGGCTTTCCGTTCGTCCCCGTTCTCTTGAGAAGAAACCACGATGGAGAGGTGGTCGAGGATGATGTATCGACAGTCGCAGGCCTTTGCCATGTGCCGTACTCTTGAAAGAAGTTCGTCGGCAGACGTTGACCCCCAGTGATCAAACAGGTAGTAACGTCCAGAACCCATCGTTGCTTCCCAGTAAGGCCTAAGCTCATCAACAGGCGTGTCTTCCTCCAAGTGTAGTCGCCTAGATGATGCCACCGACATAATTCCCAGAGATGTTGTTGCGACGTCTTCCTCCAGTGCAAGTACACCGATGTTGGCGTCTGTGCGTTGGAGCAAATCGTACTCAAGCTCTCTGATAAACTGGGACTTTCCCATACCACTACCGCTGGTGATAGTGACCAGTTCGTACGGTCTGTGTCCTCTCGTGATTTCATTGAGTCCTTCCCACGGGTACGGTATACTCTGTACCTGTCTCTTGTTTACCAGTGCGTCCCATGTGTCAGTACCAGCTATGATACCGTCTGGCCTGTACACCTTGGCGTCCCACCAGTGCTGTGTAAACTCTTGCACACGGTTAGCTGAAAGCATGTCCCCAGCGTCCTTCATGGGTAACTTGCATATCTTTAGCTTGTTAGGACTGAACAGGTGCTTGACCTGATCCACAGCCATATCACCAGCTTTGTCCTGATCGAAACAGATCACTACGTTGTCGTAGCCCTCCAACCACTCCAAGTTCTGCTTGATCTCTCTTGCGGCACTGCCAGCGCCTGACCGTAGGCTCACTACGTCGTACTTCTGTCCGAACATCTCGTAGACAGCCATAGCGTCTAGCTCGCCCTCAGTGATCGTGATGTACTTCCCTGACCCACGGCACTGCTTCTGACCAAACAAACCAACGTTGGTCATGTTACCAGAACACACAAACTGCTTATTGCTTACGAACCTCTGCTTTGACGCTACTAGCTCTCCCGTGTCTCTGTCGTAGTACGGGTAGTAGTGGGTAGCAATCTTGCCGTCTGGTGCGTAGTCAACCGTTACCTGATACTTCTGTGCAGTTTTCTTTGATAGCCGTCTGTCGGTAATCTCAGCTACCACACCGCTCATCCTCAGATTAGATGGCGTTTGCACAGTGTCCATCTCCTGTGGTGATACTGTCCCTGATACGTGGTATCCACAGTTAGGGGTGAAACAGTGGCGACCACCGTCGGAGTAGACCGCCACGTTGTCCCTACTTCCACACTTAGGACATTCCTCTTTGTGTAGGAAAGTAGGTTTCACCTCAGAAGTCTGCCGCTTCTGCTGATACCTCTGCTTCCTCTAGCACCTTGACTGCCTCCAGATACACGGGTGTACCGTGGACAGGGTGTGCTGGACCCGTCTTAAACTTCAGACGGACACGGGAGTTGTAAGGAACCTCCCCGTTGTACCGATCACCTTCAGCGTCGTACATATTGATGGCGTACTTGGACTTAAACTTACGCTGTTTGTTGCCCTCGTAGTCCTTGATCTTTACGCCCTGTGCCGCTAAGGTAGCCGCATCATCGTCAGACATGGTGATGGTCATGCTGAACGTACCAGTATCCTGGCCGTTGTACACATCAGTTTTGGTGACGTTTGAGAAGTTCACCGTTCCTTCAATAACTTGACTTGCCATATGAGTTAATCCTCGTTTGTTAAAAAGAGTTCCCGTAGGAACACCTATAGTATCTCACGTTCAGGGTCTTTTGTCAAACCCTTTTTACGTGATTGGTATTTGTTGGCATCTTTCTTTCTGTCCTTGTGTACACCTCCCTACTTTAGTTTCTCCTTTAGTATTATTCATTAGTATATATCCTTTAGTTAATAATCTTTAGATATACTTAAGTATATGTTATCGTAATTCTCCTGTAGTGTCAACACATCATCTTGTGTAATAATACCACTACTGTCCTCTATGTCAACCTCCACCATGTTCTCTAGTTCCCAGTGTGTTGCTATGGATACTGTCAAACAGTCTGTACATAGATCATAGTGAACACCCCTAGCGTCCTTTTTTAGTGCCTCTAGGTCATCTAGTAAAACGTCGCAAGCCTTACACCTCATCTGGATACCCTCCGAATACTTGGTTGTATGCTTTTACTAACTGGTTGTAGCTCATGTCCCTGTACTTCTGGCGTAGTACTGTACGTGCTATGTTTAGTGTTTCAGCAAAGCCTATGAAACCTAGTTCGTACTCTGCTATATCGTGTATCATCTGCTCTTGTGTCAGATCTGGTTCGTTGTGGTCGTTCATTACACTGCCTCCCGTCCGTACCATCGCATAGGGATGCCCCTAGCGTCCCAATCGTCTGCTTTGTAGTTGTAGTACGTCATATAAGCGACTACTGGATCACTATTCTTGCACTCGTCAGGCATACACTGTG